AAATGATAAAATATTGTACCTTTCCTCAAATACGGTAAGATTATACGTATATTCAAAAAGTCTCCAACTTTGTTTATTAATACCAATAGTATTACCACAAATATCACAAATTATCTCAAATAAATAGTTGTTTTTATCAATAGTAGGTATATATGTAGTTAATTCTATTTCAATGTTCTTGAACTTACTCATATTTAATGCTCCGGATGGTTGATATTCAAATGGACTAGTATTTAAACAAAAATTATAACAGTATAACCCATCTTTTGCAGTTCCTTGTGTTCTTGTATATTTCTCAATATAGTCAAAAATACCACGTGTAAGCGTGTTTTCACGATATTCACCATTCAATAAAATACCCATTGTCAATAAAATTTCTTTTTGGTTATCTTGACTAAAATCTCCTGTTATAAACAATCCAGAATTTACTTCTGTATCTGCCTGATATTGAGGACCATATATTAATCCACCAGTATTGAATGATATGTCAGAAGGAGCAGAAATTATACCCTGTGGTTGTTCGGCATATGGCCAGTTTGTATAGTTGCTCCATTCGTTTCTTAGGTTGACATCGTTTCTTTGTAAATACATCATCCAATTAGAAATCATACCAGTAGATGTCAATTTTACTCGTGTTGTTCCTGATATATTTTGAAAGTTATACTGGTAAACATCTTTGACTAAATATATTTGGTCTTTTGCCGCAAAAAGTTGGGCTTCGTCCTTGGATAAAAAACAATAAGTAGAAATTAAATGTATATCCGCATTCCAAGTATTTGTTTGGTTCAAATATTCAGTAGTATCCATAAAAATAGATGGAGGTGTCTGTAAAAATCTATACACCTGTAATTCAGGTCTCGTTAAATCTGCTTGAATATATGGAAACTTATTCGCACTATCAAATACATCTCGTATTTGAAATAACTCCTGAATAGGTCGTAATGTCACAACAATTTCAAGTTCATTATATTGAAGAGAAACTAAAGGAAAAGCACACCTACTATCAAGAGTGAACCACGTATTGATTGGAATATACAAGGTTCTACTTCGAATAGAAGGTTCGGCACCTGCTGTATTTGGTGTGTAATACGCAGATGGATAACAGTTGTTTCTACAATATGCATTGGCTGGATCATTTAACTCAGGAATATTTCCAGTCATTCGATTATACAAGTCTTTTTTTTCCGCACTAAAATCACGGTCAACCATAGCTGCTAAATACTCACCTGTATATTTCTGTAAAGTGGCGTTTCCACATTGAATAGTAATATCACGAATAATATAACTACCTATTTCTTTGATCCATCGAAAGTCATATGGAGCCCATACACCATTTGTTCCAGTAGGATTTCCATTTACATCCACAGGAGGATATAATGGACTCCATATATCAGGTAATGTGACTACCAAATAAGTATCCATGAGTAGTTCTGCATAACGTTTTACTTTGAATTTGAATGTAGAATCGGTTGTAAGACGCAAATCACGTGTTCCTTCGTAGTCTAACCGAAACTTTTGAAGACCAAAGTTTGTGTATTTAGAATAGGATACGGTGAAAAAAGTCTTTGTAGGAGAACCTGTTAAAAATACATTATTATTACCTTCAGAAATGAGATTTAGTAATCCTCCAGGCATATCTTATAGAATAATATAATATATAATCTTATTTTATATATATATTTTATAAGAATGATGTTATATAAAAAAATACTGATAGTTATCGTTTTTATCATATTTATTTATTTTATTTCAAAATTACTATTAAAAAGAATGGAAATCAAAAAAGAGATGGAAGGATTTAAAGAAGGAGGTATTTTCAACTTTTTCAGTTCAGAACAAGGAGAACTTTCAAACGCAAAAGATACGAGTGTAGATGGACTGACTGGTGTTAGAAACTGCAACTATACAGATTTACCATTGAATCAACTTTGTATTAAAGCATCCTATAATACTGCTTTAACTGGTTCCTATGTCAGTACTGATATGATTTTTTATGTTTTATCAAGGGGGTGTCGCTTTTTGGACTTTGAAATTTACTCAGTAGACGATATTCCTTACGTAGCATACTCAAATGATCCAAATAGTTTGAAATACAGCACAAAAAATAAATTATTATTATCAGATGTATTGAGTTTTATTTCACAATACGGATTCATGTCTCCTTGTCCTAACACAAATGATCCTTTATTTATTAACTTTCGTATAAAAACAAGCAGTCAAAAAGTATACGAAAACATAGCAATGGCATTAGATGTAAATATAAAAAAACGGTTATATCAAGGAGACGTAAGCGGATATACACCATTATCAAACTTATTAGGTAAAGTAGTATTAATAATAGACAGATTAGTCGCACCAGACTATATGAAATACCCAGATTGCACGAGTGTGGTTGGACAATGTTATAATATACTTGATTATTCGAATATGGAAAGCAACGGAAAGGGACTTCGGTTATATGGTTATAATAATTTAATCGACCAAAAGACTTTTCCTCCTAATATAAATGATGATGGATTAACAACAAATGATATAAATTTCAAAATGGTTATACCAGATGGTATCAATACTCTTTTTGGAATCGTAAAAAATCCAGAAGTAAATCCAATTATATTGAATTATGGAATACAAATATGTTGTTATCGTTTTTACCAAAAAGATACAAACCTATTAGCATATGAACAGATATTTAGTGATAATAAGGCTGCAATTGTTCCTATGGCAATTATGATTAAATACCTTTCAGAACAGTAGTAAAAAAATATTACATAAAATATATAGGATATATACTTTATGAAGAAAACCGTAAAAAAACAAAAATATGAATCAAAACTTTGTAGTAGTAAAATGACATTTCATGATTGTGAATTAGCAATATTACGAAACGCGGTTGATGATATAGAAAATAAACAATCTGAAAAAGTAGCAAAAAGCCCTATAGTGAATGAAATAATAAGTATATTAGAAAAGTTTCTAGTGCGTAAAAAGTGTATTTGCTATGGAGGAACCGCAATTAATAACATATTACCAAATGAAGCCCAGTTCTATAACAAAGATATAGAAGTTCCTGATTATGATTTTTATTCAAAAAACGCTCTAGAAGATGTAAAAGAATTAGCACATATATATCATAAATTAGGATTTGAAGAGATAGAAGCAAAATCGGGAGTTCATTTTGGAACATTCAAGTTGTATGTGAACTTTATTCCAATAGCAGATATAACATATTTAGATAAGGAGTTATTCGATAGTATCCAAAAAGACGCAATACTGGTAAATGGTATTTTGTATGCTCCTCCAGATTTTTTAAGAATGTCAATGTTTTTAGAGTTGTCTAGGCCAGGTGGAGATGTCAGTAGATGGGAAAAGGTATTGAAACGTCTAACGCTACTGAACAAATACTATCCACTTGAAACAAATGTAAACTGTTCGGAAGTTTCATTTCAAAGAAATCTTGAAGTAAATAAAGATTTAGATATGAATGAATCTGAAAAAATATATTATAAGGTCAGAAATGTTTTTATAAACAAGGGTGCTGTGTTTTTTGGTGGTTTTGCTTCCAGTATATATTCAAAATATATGAATAAAAAGAACAAGATATTTGACGAAAAAATACCTGATTTTGATGTATTACATGAGGACCCTGAGTTATGTTCTCTTGTTGTAAAAAGTGAACTAGAGAATATTGGAGTAGAAAATGTTCGTGTAATAAAATATGCGTCTATTGGAGAACTAATACCTGAAAGTATTGAAATAAGGATAGGAAAAACAGAAACAATCGCGTTTATATATAAACCAATAGCGTGTCATAATTATAATGTCATAAAAATTGACGGTAAAGATGTAAAAATTGCGACAATAGATACTATTTTGAGTTTTTATTTGGCGTTTTATTATTCAAAAAGACCTCAACATTACAATTTCAAAGACAGAACAATATGTATAGCCAGTTTGCTTTACAAAGTGGAAGAAAAAAACAGACTGGAACAAAAAGGAGTATTAAAGAGATTTAGTATGAATTGTTATGGTAAACAACCTACATTAGAATACATTAAAACAGAAAAACTGGAAAAATATGAAGAACTCAAGAACAAAAAGGGAACACGGGAGTATGAAATGTGGTTTTTGAAATTGAGTTTGAGTAATAAAAGAAGACAAAATAGGAGGACAGTAAGAGAACCTAGACAGTATCGTAGAAATAAAACATATAAAAATAGAAAAACCAGAGATTATTTGTATTAATAACACATATATAAGATTTCTTTTATATATGTATATAATGTTTGTATTACAAATAAATAAATACTTAAAAATTGTTCATAGCGATGGAGAAGCATATATATACTTACACGGATATGATTATGAACATTATACTAGTATTGATTTAATATGTTCTAT